TCATGTAGCCTCGACCTCCCCGTTGTACACAGGCAGCGCCGCGATCACCGCATCCATGTTCACCTTCAAAACGCCGTCTTCCAGCGCAAGCGTCTCGTCCGTTTCAAACCTTGTTCCGCCTTCCGCTGGCAGCAGTTTGGCCCAATCCGTCCACATAGATCTTCCAGGGGTTCCCCATCTGCCCCATACTTCGCCCTCTGTGCTTGCGCTCGTGCTGCTCGGGTACTTTGCGCCAAACCAAAGCTGATACATCGTATAGCCGAACAGCGATACTCTGATCTGCACAATGGTCGGCCCGTATGCCGTTTCTTCTCTGCCCGGAGGGGTGTTGACCAAACTTCTCAGGGTGTAAGAGGTAAACACCTGGATCATTTCATCTCCCTTTCCAGGAAGATCGTTAAGGTCTGCGCCTTCCGACAACTCGATGCCCACAATACCCGTGCTTGTTCCGCTCGGGCCGGTCGCGCCGTTTAGTACCTCGAACTCCTTGGTGCCCTCCGCGTCGGTGACCCTCACGATGTGGCCGGTGTTAGTACCTTCAACCTCCACCGTTGGGCTCACACCATCTTGGCCGTCCTCGCCGGGGGCACCGTCGGCACCAGGCGCACCGGGAGCGCCATCTGCGCCAGGCGCTCCATCCTCACCGTTCTTACCGGGAGCTCCGGGAGCGCCATCCAGCACATCGAAAGTATTTGTCCCCTCGGCGTCAGTGATCGTGACCTTGTGTCCGCCATCAATAGCTACGACCTCCACCGTGGGACTTACACCGTCCTGTCCATCCTCGCCGGGAGCACCATCCTTACCGTCTGAGCCATCACTACCTGCGGGGCCTGCTGCGCCGTCCTGGCCGTCTGCACCGTCCATTACATCGAACTGAATACTGCCGTTGTGGTCGGTGATGACCACTCTTGTACCGCCGGTGATGGCCTCCATCTGTACTTCGGGGCTTACGCCGTCCTGTCCAGCCGCGCCGGGGGCACCGGGGGCACCATCTGTACCGGGAGCGCCGTCCTTGCCGTCCTTACCATCCGCGCCGTCCAGGATGTCGAAGGTCTTTGCGCCGTTTGCGTCAGTGATGGTCAAGCGTCGGCCTCCCTCGATCTCCTCCACCGCGACAGTAGGGCTCACGCCGTCAGCGCCGTCCTCGCCGGGGACACCAGGCGCACCGGGAGCGCCGTCTGCGCCAGGCGCACCATCCTGCCCGTCCTTACCGGCGGGGCCGGTCTCTCCGTCTTTACCATCCGCGCCGTCCAGGATGTCAAAGGTCTTTGTGCCGTTGGCGTCAGTGATCGTGACCCTGTGCCCGCCGTCAATAGCTACTACCTCTACCGTGGGGCTCACGCCATCCTGGCCATCCTCGCCGTCCTCACCGGGAACGCCGTACCACTCCAGGTAGCCGCTGATCTCACCGAAGGCGGCAACGGGGTCGTCGATCGGCTGCCCAAACAGCTCGTCTCTGACCTCGATCACATACAGTACAGCACCATCGGAACCGATCACGATGTCTCCCGGCTGCACCGTGTTTATGTTGGCCGTTTTTGGGCCTTTCAGCTGATTCAGCGCCAGAAACTCGGCCTGGAAGCTGGTGCCGGGAAGAGCCGTATTCCACACATTGCGGTACATGGGGACGCCGCCGCCGTCCAGCACCTCAAACTCCTTGGTGCCCTCCGCGTCGGTGATCCTCACGATGTGGCCGACATTGGTATCCTCCACCTCTACCACAGGGCTCACACCGGCAGGGCCAGTCTCGCCATCCTGTCCGTCCTTACCAGCGGGGCCGGTCGCGCCTTTCTCACCCGCCGGGATGCCCAGGGTCAGCTTGTATACGCCGCTCTCCAGCTTTGCGCTGGCTGTGGCTTCTGTGCCGGGGGCCAGGGTCTCCGCCTGCACCGTCATTCCGGCGATGGACGCGGCGCTCCGCTGGGCAGCTCTGGCGCTCCGCTCAGCCTCATCCGCCTTCTCCCCTGCCTGCTGCTCATACCGCGCCGCCTCAGAAGCAATACGCTGCGTCTCCTGCAGCGCGGCAAAGGTGTTGTCTGCAGCGCCCAGCACAGCAGCTTTGATCTCCCGGTTCTCGCCCAGGATCTGCGTGGATTGCTTTGCGCTCGTATCGGCTGCCTTTGCGCTCTCGTCCGCCTGTACAGCTCGTGTGCCTGCCCGGCCTGCGCTACCGGCTGCCTCGTTGGCGCTCTCCCTCGCCTGCTGGGAATACCGCTTACTCAGCGCGGTCTCATCTCTCAGGGCATCCACCCAGGACTGTGCGCCATCAGGGGGCACCACCTCACCACCGCCCATACTGGCTGTGATATAGGTCTGCCATGTCTCACTCTTGGCCAGGCCTCCGTCTGCGGGGCTGTAGCTCAGCTCACACTCACCGGTCTGACCGGGGATGGATGTGTCGGGCAGGGTGACAGTCCACACGGCGTACTTGCCGTCCCGGGTAAGCAGCACGGGGTACATGGCGTCCTCATTGGGGCGCCGGGCAAAAAGCTGTACAGTACCTGCACCGTACAGCTCCTCCCAGCGGCTTACATCAAATGCGATCTCCCGCACATTCTCTTCGCCCTGACGGCCAAGGTGAATGGGGGTATTCGCGATCGCATAAATTCTTTCCATACCTTGTCCTCCCTTACACGCCGAAGAACACGATGGCGCCGCTGTAGGCGTTCTCAGCCGTCAGCACAATGTCTCCGGTCTCTGTGTCATAGCCAACATCGGTACACTTGACCTCCCATGTGTTGGCTCTGTAAGCGCCGTCCACCAGGCTCTGCAGATTATAGCCGAAAGCGCTGTTCAGTCTTTTGTGCTGCTCCTCGCTCAGCCGCAGCTCGAACACCTCTGCGTCCGCTCTCTCGGCCCAGCCCTCCGCGCTAAACTCCACCACAGCGGAGCGCACAGCTTCAGGCGCTTCGCCTGCAGCCAGGTCGCGGATCGCCTGGTCGTTACTCTCGAAATGCTCCACGAAGTCAGCCAGCGTCGCGGCCAGGTCGCCCTGCTGCGCATCGCCGATGAGGCCTGCCGCACCGGGGCCCTCCAGCGCAGGCAGCAGCACCTCGTTGATATATCTCTTCACCGCGTCCGGGTGATACTGCATATCCTCCCGCACCTGTGTCTCGCTGGTCTCGTAGGTGGGAAAGTCTTTTTCATTTGTCCACACCTTCCCAAAGTTCAATCTGTCAAAAGGCATTTATCTGTCCCTCCCTTGGAACCGATAGAATATCTGCGCCGATACCACGGACATATCCGTACCGGCGGTGTTGTTGCGCAGGGTCATGGCGAAGTGCCGGATGTGGCGGCACATGGGCTTGCGCCGCGCCACCGTTGCAAATCGGCGGACACCAAGGTATCTGTACGCCAGGTCCCGGGGGATCAGGCTCCAGTTATACGCCTTAATAGGCGTCAGGTCGTGCCGGTCCTCGTAGTCCGTGGAGTACAGGATGTCGATGTCCGTGTTGGTGTCTCCCCGCACAGAGAAAACTGCTCCAATCACATCCTTCAGCCGGTCATAGCTGCCCATGTACTGGGTGGCGAATTTGTACACTTTCTCGATGGGGCCGTCGTAGTCACTGAAGTTTCGACGGAATACTGTAACACCGCCGTCCCTTCCCAGGTGATACCATACCGCGTCATCCGTGCGGATAAAGGCGGTGCCGTGAATGTTGTCGAAGTAGAACCAACTGGGGTCCTTGGCGGAACTCAGCGCGTAGTCCCATGCATACACCTCGCCATCTGCCGTCAGCCAGTAGCGGCTGCCGTCGTCAAAGCTGGTCACACTCTCCGCGCCTCTCACCAGGGGCAGCAGGCCGTTGTCCACCTTCCGGCTGATGGGCACGATGTTGTTTTCGTAAGCGCTGGAGCTGTCATTCACCCGGTGTACGCCCTGCTCAGTGTTGGCGAAAATCAGGTTATTCTCCACCAGCTGGATGGTCCAGGGCAGGTCGCAGCCGATGCGGCTGTTGATATTGGTGTAGTCCATGGTGATGAGGACTCGGCCTGTCTGCATCTCCTGCGTACTCATGACCGCCCGCCCTACACTGTGCTCCTTGAAAATCACCAGCATATTCTGCTGCTTGCCGAAGCCGGTGATGTACTCCTCGGTGGCTCCCGCGAAGTTATACTGCTCCACAGGGAAGTAGGTGGGATCCATGGCGATGTTGTTGCCGCTCCAGAAGTAGGCGTTGGGCTGGGCAGGGCAGCCACCTACCACCACACACAGCTCCTGGCTCCCGCCGTATACTACGGCATAGGGGCAGTCCATCACGCTGCTCATGGCATCGGGGTTTACCTTGGTGTAGGTGATATCCACTGTGTTCACCCGAACCGGGTCGTGGTGGGGCGGCTCGGTGGTAAAGGTCACGATACCCTTCTCCAGGTCAACTGTGTAACCCTCGCCCTCTTTCAGCTCCTCATCATCCACAGTCACTTTGTCTACGCTGTCAACGCTCTGCACCGGCAGGTGATATTCCTTTACACCGCCTACCGTGCTGTACTCCACCGTCTTTTGAGGGCTCAGTCTATTCTCTGGCTGGTAGGCATCGCCCGCCGCGGTAGCAGGGTCTGTGTTGATCTGGATGATGGGCACATAGGGCGCCACCACCTCAGCCAAAAAAGTCTCCTTTTCCGCGTCATAGGCCACCTTGTAGTACCCGCCGCGGTTCTTGTAGTACAGGCAGTCGGTGAATCGGAACCAGCTGCCCCGGTTCTCCGGCACGCCGCTCACCAGTTCCTCCAGCTCAAGGCTGCCCTCGTCGCCGTCGGGTCTGTCCAGCTTACCGCAGTACAGCTTGTCACCGATATGGAAGAAACCGTAGTCCCAGAACAGGCTCTCATAGGCGCTCCAGCCGACACCCCGCTCCTGCCGCCGGGTCAGCCGGTTCTGGCCGTCCCGGCAACACAGGGCGCCGTCCTTCCACCACAGGTTCTTCATCTCCGGGCTCTCATTGTTTGCCAAACGGTAGTCCAGCTCCCAGGTGTTCAATCCACCGTCCAACCGGGGAAAGCTGATGACGTACTCCTTCCGGGGATTCGGCATCCTGCTCAGATTCACGATACTCATGCAAGCCGCCCCCTTATCCGTTGTACCCGGCTTCCGCCGCGCTGTAGTCGTCCTCCACCGTGGTGATCTCCGCCTGGCGCCGCTCGCCCATGCGGGCCAGCTTGGCCTCAAATTCATTCATCAGCGCCGAGTAGGCAAAGGCGTCGTCCTGCATCACAAGGTGCGCTGCCACATAGTAAGGCAGCGCCATCTGGGCCTCCCGGGTGTTGTCCAGAGGTGTGGTGTCCACCGGGTCGTCCCCCAAAAGCGCTGGGTAGCGGAAATACTCCAGCATCAGCGCTCCGTCCAACTCCTTTGGCACCGTAATGCCGTTGTCACCTAACAGCCGGTAGCGGCTGTAGCGGTGCAGCTGCGGGCCGTCCATGCGGATCAGTCCACCTGAGCACACCTGCCAGCAGTCCTCCGGCAGCCGGTAGAACACCCATGCTCCCATAGGCTTGCGCGGCAGGCTTGCCGTGTCGGTAATGGTGCGGATCTTGCCGGATCCGGTGGCTACATAGATTTGTGCGTCATCCAGCAGTTTAGGGATTTTTCCCAGATAGTCCGCCTGGTTGTTGTAGCTCTCCTCAACCCGGCTGCCTGCCACGCTGTACTGGTTCAGCAGCTGCAGCACAAAGTCTCTTGCCCACTGATATGTCATAGTCCACCTCCGTCATTTCTTCTGTGCAAGCATATCCAATCCTCGCTTGGCTGCAGAGGGCATATCTCCATAGCGCAGGCGCATGGTGGTCGGCAGACTCTCTCTGGCCAGTTTTGGACTGAGGGGGCCGCCTGCAGCAAAAAGGTTTTCTTTTCCCGGTATAGCTGCTTTCGAACCGTCCCCATTGTCCTTGGCCCTGCGCCGCAGATCCTCTACCAGCTCTGCCTTTCTGGGGAGCAATTTATCCGGCAGTCGCTCCAGATAGTCCACAACCTCCAGCGTTCCGTCTCTGCGCAGATTGTCCAGAGTCTGCACCATGGCAATTTCGCTGTAATACGTGGATGCACCAGCATTCACCCGAACCTTCTGCCACATGTGTTTAAATTTGGAAAAATCGTAATTAACTGCCATCCTTTTCGTTACTGTGCGGGTCTGCATGGTGCCATCCCCTTTGAAATCTGGCATACCGGCGGCCGTCATGACAGGCTCCTCCATGTTCTTTTCCATGACCACAGGCCGTATGCCATAGTAGGTACCCATCATATCCAGCAAAATGGCGCCAATGTCCTCCAGCCATTCATAGAGTCCCGCTCTGGTATTTTCCAGCGGCACCTCTGCACTGCTCTGCAGCACCATCAGGGCGCTGGTATTGTCGGGCTGCACATTGCCCAGCTGAGCGTCGGTGGCGCCCAGGCAGTCCTTGGTGTAGCCGATAGCCTTATCGATCACCATCACGATCTGGTTAGACATATCCGCCGGCCGCAGATTCTCCGCTACGTCCGCGATCCTCTGTCCGGGCATCATTCCCCGCACAGCGATAGCCTGCCCCACCTCATTGGACCACTGACCGATAAGATCCGCATTATATACCGTCTTGGGAAAGCCCTGCAGCTGCAAATGGCGCATCACCAGTGCGAACATGGTGTTCACAAAGATCTGGTTGGGGATGATCCCGGTCACCAGTGCGCGGCCGTGGTACTGGTTCTTCTGCTTCTCCCAGTTGCCCCAGGCAATAGGATAGCGGCTGAGCCCCGTATCCACGTCCTCATAGATCACCGCGTTTTTGGTGGCCTTGGTGACGTGAACGGTCCCATCCTTTTTTTCGTACATGTAAAGATACAGCGCCTTGCCCCCATCTCCGTCCAGTTCTGTCCGGCCGCCTGTGGCCGCCTGCCACTGATTATCCGTGTCGTCCACCGGCTCCTCTCCACTTCTGCTGCCGGTGTGTTCCTCCATCTCCCGGCGCAGATTTTCCACCGTGTCACGACCCACGATCAGAATGTAGGGCTGGCGTTCCACATCAGCGGTGTTGGGATTGCCAAACATAACGTTAATGCCATCCACCAGTTCCATCTGGATCTCTCCTTTACAGGCGTCCCGGCTCCCGCCATAGGGCTCCGCCCCGGCATCCCAGAAGAAGTGGGCGCAGTAATCTCCTGTTTGCGCACCATCAAACAGAGCCTCCCGGATACGGTAGTCCATCTTGAACTTTTCCAGCAGATTTTGTACCTGGGCTGTTGCCATAGCCGCGGGGGTCACACCCAGCTGCTCATCCTCCGGCGTGTACAGCTCATCAAAACTGATGGAAGCGGCAGAACTGGTAAGGCTTGCTACAAATAGGCTTGCCACGCGCTTGATTATGTTGAACGTGGGTTTAGGCAAGCGCTGCATAGCGGGACTCTGCTCCAGATGCAGCCACTGGTTTCCTGAAAAGAACTCAATATTGGTATTCACCAGACTATATTGGTTCGGCACCAGCCGGTTATTGTAATCCCGGCCCTGCTCATAGCGCAGCCAGGCCTTGTTCAGCTTGTCCTCTCTCACAGCTCCTCATCCTCCTTCCCCACCAGTCCGTATGCCTGGTCCGTGTTATAGCAGAGCAGCCGATGAAAGGCCTTCTGCTCCTCCAGCATCTGCGTCCGTTCCGGTTCCCCAACCTTCTTTTCCATCTGCTCCGCAGGTCGCGCCTCCCGCCTGCCCATAAAAATACCCAGGACCACACCAACCGTAACAGCCAGCATGCCCAGGGCAAAAAAGCACAAGTATTCCATTTTCATTCCTCCCGCATAAGAGCTCCCCTAAAAGGGGAGCTCTTTTTGCTTTTAGTCCAGGCGCAGGGCGGTGTCGCCGCAGGCGATCACTTTGCCCTCGCTGTCGGTTTCGACCAGACGTACCGCCGCGTGGCCGGAAGTCACTGTAATATCCAGGCTGCTGCCGGACATCTGAGTAAATGCGCCGGTGTCCAGTGCCTCGCCCCAAGCCACAGCGGGCAGCTCTGCCACCGATTTGGCAGTAGCGTACCAACGCTTATCGCCCTCCAGCTCGGACACCACAGTGATGGTGTTCACGCCGGGCGCAGTAGCTGCGGCAGACAGGGCCAGATTTTTCAGCACAGGCTGACTGCCGTGATAATACACCGCATCTGCCTTCTCGTTGAGTACAAAGCAATCATAAATCAGACGGCCCTCCACCAGCCAACCGGAGATACCGGGAGGATTGTCGTGGATCTTGTAGTCATTGAGCTGCTTGGGTGCGGTAGCTGCCATAGGATGGGTCAGGATAAAGGCCGCGCCCGCAGGCAGGCGGGATGCGGGCACCTTCACGATCTTGCAGCCATCCACCTCGCCGATCACGCCCTTCTGCACCATCTCCTGAGAGCTGTCGCCCCACTTCATAAACGCAGGGTCCTGCTTCAGGAGGTTGGCGAAGCGGTAGGAACAAAAGCACACTCTGCCCTTGTCGGGCACATTGTGGTTGCCCAGATGCTCCATCGCCGCCAGGAACATACTGTACGCGTTGTCCCTGGTCAGCTCCTCCTGGCCAATGGCGCCGCGGGCGGTGGCCGCGGCTGCCAGCGTCTTGAATACGTAGGAGTCAAACTCGGGCACACACACCTCTCTCAGCTGACGGCTCAGTGCCTTGCCCGCGTCGGAAACCATCTGACTCTGTATCTTGTCGCCCTTATCAATGATAAAGGTAAATGCTCTGTCTCGCTTCACAGTCATGGTCTGCACATTGGTGCTCAGATCATTTGCCTGACCGTAGCGGCTGTTGCCGGTACGCTGGTAATCGTTCATGGCTACCACAGGCAGGCTGTAAACCTGCACCGTCTGCACACCGGTAAATTTGTAGTTGTTGTTGAGGGCCATCATTGCCTGACTCTCTCTGTAGAATCTCTCATCCACGCTGCGCGAGTACTTGCTCGCCAGATTCTGCATTGCCATTGTATCGTTCTCCTTTTTCATCTGCCGCTCTCCATGCGGCATTCATCTCAATCTTCGCTGTTGAACCCCATCAGAAAAGGATCCTCTCCCCGCAGGGGAGGATTGGGCGCGTGGGCCGTGCCGATGACGGGGGCTCTTCGGATGTTTTCGCGATTCTGCTGCAAACCCGCCAATTGGGATCGCAGCTGCTTATTCTCTTCCCGCAGCATCCTGCTCTGATAGCGGCTGTACGCCTCCGCCAACGTGCTCTCGCCCCGCACACAGGCCGCAACGACCTCCGAAGGGATCTGTTTGCCTTCCAGCTCCGGGTATCCGGCCAGCAGTTCTTTTACCTGCCCCAGATAATTCACCGGTTCATTATCCCCGCTTCTTTCGGTCATCTCATCCTGCCGGGGGGCTTCCTCCGCTGCTTCCGCGGCCTCCTCCATCAGCTCCTCTTCTGCCGTCTCCCACACGCCCTCCTGAACCGCTTCCTCCTGAAGCTCACAGGTCTCCGTTTGGTTCAGTTCAGTTTCCATCATCTCTTCCATCCTCTTCTCCTCTCATCATCGGTACTCCCACCATTCGCCCTGGCTCATGGTCTCCATCAGCCCGTTGAGGGCCTGCCCGTCCCTGTCCTCCTTCTCTGCCATTCCCGCCGTGACCCCTGACATATTGAACAGGTAACTCAACGCCTGAGTGGCCGCATCCACCATATCGTCGTGCTTTCCTGCAGGGAAAGCTGTGAACTGGTCCACAAAATCTGCCACCCAACCTTCTTCCTTTGGCAAAAAAACGTGCCCGGATTCGATGGCCGGACTCACCGCGTTTACTCTTGCCACCTTTCCGCCCTTGGGGTCCACGCCGATACAGAACACCTCCCGGCGCAGGGTCTGTAAAATGGCGCTTCCGTTCGCCTTGTCCTCGATCAGTACCGCTCTGGCCTGAGGGAACAGGGCCTGAACAGCTCGGATCGCCTGCAAGGTCTGCGGGAAGTCCAGGTGTCGATTCAGGCTGTAGCGCAGAAAATAGTCATTCCCCCGCTTTCCCCAAACCTGTATGGCCACATAGTCGTTTCTCTCCTCCCCTTTAAAGGCTGCATCCACACTGATGACCTGACACGCATAATTGCTGATGGCGGCGGGATCATAGGTCTTCCACCAGCTTCTGTGGACCAGGTGTCCACCCTCCGGTCTGGGGCGGCACTGGTACAGGGCTGCCCAGGCTCTGGGGCCGCCCTCGCTGTCCGCCAGATAGCTGGCCTTGAACTGCCTGAGCCAGGCCTCTCCCTTTCCCAGTTCCGGACACAACGCCTCTCCCGGCCTTCGGCCCAGCGGGTCATCCTCCTCCGCCTCCACCGGCAGCCGCACCAGTGTCGCCTTCTCTTCCCTTTTTAATAGTCGCGCCGCCAGGTCATCCTCATGCCACGGGGTCATAATGACCACCACTTTGGCTCCTGCTGCCAATCGGGACTTCATGGAGTGCAGCCACTCCTCCCACAGCTGCTGGCGCAGCGTGGGGCTGTCCGCCTCCGCCCGGTTTTTAATGGGGTCGTCGATGATCAGTAGATTGGCGCTGTTTCCGGTAATGCCTGCCCGAATGCCGCGGCTGATCAGTCGTCCGCCTGTCGGACCCACATTCCCTGTCAGTTCAAACTCCGTGGTCCGCTTCACCCCTCCGGGAGATACGCCGAAGAGGGTCTGGCCGAAGCGTGTCAGCTTCTCCTTGTTCCGGCGGGCAAAGCGCTCTGCGGTTTCATCGTTGTAGCTGACCAGGATCACCCGCCAGTTCGGATGTCGGCCCAGGCAAAAGCTGGGCAGCGCCTCTGTAACGGTCATGCTCTTTCCGTGCTGCGGGGGGCTCTCCAGCACCAGGATGTCATATGCATTGCCGGTTTCCGTCTCCACAAAGCGCTGCAGCGTATCCGCCACAAAGCAGGAAAACCGCGTTTCCTTCCAGGTCTCACCGCCGGTGTAGGCCAGATAACTGGCATAGGAACGCCGGGCCAGTTCCCGCTTTGCCAGCTCCGCCGCAATGGGCCGGGTTTCCATCAATTCTCCTCCTCTTCTCTCTGGATCAGTGCCCGGAGCTGATCGTCTGTCATGGCGCTCAGATCCATCCAGGCCAGGGGCTTCCCGGCGTCACCGGCAATATCCAGGCCTTCTCTGGGCTTTTCTCCGGCAGTGTCCCGCAGATAGCGGGCCGCTTCCAGGTCACCCTTCATGGCTTTGTCGTGTACCGCCACATGTATGGCGTTCATCACTGACCCATCCACGCCCATCTGCTCCAGCCGCGCTTTCAGCTCATCGTCAGGCACATCACATTCCAGCAGCGCCTTTATGCTCTCACGAAATGTCTTCTGCCGCCGCCGCGCCTTACCGGACACGATCCCTCCTTTCCTGCCGTTTTCACTTCGCTCCTGCTGCGTGAAATCCGAGCGCAGATTGCTTTCGATGCTCAA